GCTTAGTAAATATTTGATTGGTAACTTGTGCAAAGTCTTCCCTTTTGACATATTGTCCAGCCACTAGGACCTCAATGTTTCCCACTTTTTCAGCAAGCTCTTTATCAGCTTCCTTTAATGATTTATAGGAATCCCACATCATTTTGATGATGACTCCAAATCCAATGTTAAGAATCCCAAAAAACCAGTTTAATGAAGATTGATCCATGTCTTTTCCGTATTTTTTATTTAATAGCCGTAAGCGTGCCATTGAACACCTTGATCTATACCTGAAGTATTTGAGGTGACAAATTGTGATCTGCTTATTGGGTTTGCTCCAGTAAGACCGCCCGGGCTTCTAATCATAGAAATAACCATTGAAAAGCATTCATTTGGGAATGCTATTGGAAAATTGTAATTTTGATCGTAAGGTGGAATTGTAAGCGCACCCCATTGAATTACTAATCCACCCGGCAATTTTTGCCAGCCATCTTGAATAAGAGAATTAGGAAATTGATTAGGATTTACTGGACTATAACCAAGAGCATCGGTCACGTCAGTTGCATTTAAAGTAACTGTACCAACACGTCCATTAAAGCTTGCTACTTGTGCTGAATTGGCAAAATAAATATTTGTGCCATCACCGTAAATATATGCAGATTGACCTTGTGTAATTGTCACACCAGTACCAGCAGCAGTTTTTGCTGTTAACGTAAATGCACCAGTAGTATTGTTTTGAACAATCCACTCGCCTACCTGATTAGGAAAAATCAAGCTTCTAGCTGCAGTTTTTGCGCCCGTTACAACAATTACTGGGTACGCAGATTGAATCTGAGTCAAAGTAACGTTTGCAGTTGTTACTGTTACTGGTTGCAATCCCTCAAAAGCAAGCGAAATCCATCCAGCACCGCCAGTATCAGGATTGGCTGTGTTGTTTTCTACGGTGCTTTGCCACAAACCATTAAAGCTTGTCGACAAAATAATTGCGCCTTTTGGATAACCACCAACAGTAGTGGAAAAAGAGGAATCATAAGGAAACATTCCACCCGCTTGTTGCCATTGTTGAATAGCGGTAATCTCATTCAAAATGCCGTTAAAGTCTGCTCCAAAAGGAGGGACACCGCCTGAACTAATTGGATCAAAAGTTAAAGGAGGGAACCCATCGGTAAGCGAAGCTTTTCCGTTTACGATGCCAATTTGTGAGGCTGTAGGAATAGTGTTTTTATATCCAGCTCCAGCAGCATAAGCAAAAGGAAGTGGAATCTTTGATGGGATATTGCTACTTTGCATGATTAATCCTATTAATAAGTTACTAAAACGGCAACACCAGCGGGACGTGGAAATACCCCTGAATTTTGCACGATTGCAAGCTGAACCGCATTGGGAACAAAATCAAAGCGATAAGTAAACGTTTGATTTAGGTTATCAATTACATACGCTTTACCGTATGGGCTGCCATCGATTGATACACCGAAAAATGCTTGTAAAAATTGATTGATTTGCGGAACTGACAAATTGCCAATATTAACAGCAGCTTTAATCAAGATTAATTCTCTGTAAAGGTTGTCAGATAGCGCAAAAGTATTGGTTACTGGGACTTGCGTAAAAAACGGAGCTTGGTCAAAAGGCTGCGGACCAGTTGAAGCATAGGGGGCTAAATATGCTTCTTCAAATCCCAAATAATTGTCTGAGGCTGGGACTTGAAGGTATCTAGGAACGTTAACAATCGCACCCCAAATATCTAACCCAGTACCAACAGCCGTATAGACATCCCAAATATTTAGATAGAAATTAGCAATATCGCTAGTAGGATCAACTGCACTATTAAAAGAATCAAGCAGACCCGTAATAGTAGGAGCATCGCAATACTGGCTTAAAAGAGTTTGATCCCAATTTTGCATGATTAGACTAACTGAACCACGATATTAGTTGCCGTCAATGTTGGAAGTTGGTCAATTCCATAAGTAGCGGACAAAGTTGTAGGGCTTGCGCTCAAACCAACATAAACTTCAACTACATTGACGTTTGGATTGATTGCATTAATGTTTGCGTAATAACGTCCTGAATAAGTTGTTGTATTAATACCAACAGCCGTACCGCCATCTTGACCGTTAAATGTAACAATAACCGCATTTTTAGTCTGCGTAACAATGTCAGCGGGAAGCAACGGACTATCTTTAATTTGAATCTTAAAGTAAGTAGGAGTTGCAGTAGGAACCAAATACGTTACTGTGTAGCTTGGATATGGGGTAGGATAACTTGTGTCATAAACAGTCACTGAAGTATTTCCGTTATATCCGCAGCCCGGTGGCTTTTTATTCCAAATAGCGTTTGCAATAGCTGAAGACGTGCCACCAGCCACACTTACAACTATTGAATGCGCTGCCAATGGATAGCTTGTGCTGCCATAGTTAACGGTTGCGTTTGTGGAATTGTCCACTACATAAGCATCAATAACGTTAGGAACCGCTAAAACTGCAGCGTAAATGGATTGCAAAGCATTTACAGAATTGATTGCCACGCTGTTTTGTCTACGGAGCTCAAACTCTGCCCTTGACTCTACATTGTTTCCAAGTGCTCCAGCAGAAGGATTGGTTATAGTGTCCCATCCAGCAACTGCCGTATAAATTTTGCTAAGAGAGCCAACGGTACAAGCGATTGGACCAGTTGTTTGATTTTGGAATTGAACGGTTACGTTTCCCCCGGCAGGGATTGTTGCCTCAGCAGTTGAGGAATAAAGGTATCCGTTTAGATCTTGAGCAACAGATCCAGCGGGAATTACTGTACCAACAGCTCCATTACAAGTAGCACTTACTACCGTTCCTGTAGCTTGAATGCGGGTCATAAAATAGATATAACCAATAGCGTCTTGCCAAATACCTGAAGCAAAAGCTGGATTTACTTGATTTGCAATATAAGCAATTTCATTGTTTTTTTCTCCAATGATTGCCGTTTCGCTTTGAGCAAGCTGCCCTTGAGGGGTTTGTAATGATGGATTTACACCGCCACCAAAAGCAACGTTAATATCCGTCTGAACACCAGCAAGGATGTCAGCCTCGGCTGGTAATACTGGTGCGCCATTAACCCAAGTGATTGCTGGGACGTTTGTGCTCATTTATCCTCCAAAAGCCACGTTATTAGTGACTCCATCTGTATCTATTATTTGAATTTGACCAGCTAAACTACGATTTTCAAAAGACGTAAAGCTGGCTTGTGCTGCAACTACGTTAGGTATCGTATATGCTGCAGCCTCTACTTGTTGGCTTACAAACTGCAGAGGAGGGAATTCTCCAAGAATCTGCTCCCAGTACGGAAGTCCAAGAGTAGTGTTGTACCAACACTCCCCCAAAAAGGTTCTTGTGGCAGAAGCTACGTCTTGAGCAATCGAATAAGGTACGCCAGCAAGAGCTATATTGCCGTTTGCGTCTAAAACTAGATCCCAAGCGTCTTGATCTAGCAGTAAGGTATTTTGAATTATTGTCATACTGGAGTTCCTGTTTGACCGCCACCCGTTGTAACACCACCATGTTTATGAGAATTTAAGCTCTTACCACCGCCTACCACGTCAGTTGTTGCTGTGACGGTTCCCGGTGTTGTAATGTTACCAGCAAACGCAGCATTTCCTGAACCTGAAACTTGAGTAATTGGTCCATTTAACTGAATAGCTGCCGAATTTACTCTGAAAACGCTTGAAGCATCAACTTGTACGGTTGGAGCAGAAATTGTAACTTTTGTCGGGGAAAGAATGGTAATTCCCGAACTATTAAATTGAACGTATTGCGTTGGAGCTGCGCCAATAATAGTCATCAAATAAACCATATCGGACATATCATTTTTGCGATTTGATCCGGGGGCAGCTATTGCACCAGTATTTTTAACGGTAGAAATATCTCTATCGCATACGGTTGCAATGCCAATATCTCCGACTACTGGATCAAGAATGATCCCGTTTGCACCGCCTTGAATTCTCATATACGGGACATTGTGAATAATTCCATGCTCCCAAGCCTGTCCGTTTCCATCCACTGAGCTTACCAACGGCTGAACCGATAACTTGCCAATCGCAGAAACTCCTCCGCTATTGGTGACAGATATGACTTTGACTGGCATAGACGTTCTTAGACCCGACAAAGCAGATCTAATAATGTAGTCCATGCGCCCGACTTCGGACGCTGCATCCGCTGGGACGTGGTTGGTTTGAATTGGCTGATTAGTTGACTGGGACATATACGGCAGGGCTTAATTTTGATGTTGTAAACCAAGGACCGTCAGGAGTCAACGTGCTTAATTCATGAGTGACGTACTGAATTGGGAATTTCCCGTTAGCCTTTGGAAGCTGAGATCTTAAATTGATTATTCTGCCAATCGTAATAATTGGGTTAAATTCAGACTTAACCACAAATCCAGCCTCCCAGTAAGAGGGGTATCCAACTAAACCAGTTTCTGCGCTCATTTCGATAATGATGTCGTCCCTAGTGCCGTTATTAGGGAAAATGGTAACTGTCTTATTTTCAATAATCATCGGAAATGAAGCTGCTCTAGCAACGGCTTGCATTTGATCGATAATTGATCCTGAAAGATATTGATTCTGAACTACGGCAGTTGCTCCGTTTTTGTTCTCGAATGCGTATCCAATTTGACCAGCAAGAGCTGAAATAATGTCTTCGGCTTTTTGAGAGCCTTGATAGGTATTCGGAGCCGATGGAGCTGCTTTGTTGTAATAGCCAGCAACGGCTGCACAAACAAAAGAAACCTCAGGGACGTTTGATAGATCAATAAAGCTAGAAATCAAGGTTCCTGAAAACACCTGATTTAAGCTGCCATTTTGATTTCCTGCCGTAACGGTTACAGATTGATCCTGCACCGCCACCATGTTTGATCCAGTGCTGGAATATTCG